TGTTTTTTTAAATTACTTAATTTGCTGTATCGTTGCGCTACAAATCTTTCTATATTTTTATTTATCTCAAGATCAATTTCTTGAGGTAAAAAATTATCGACCTGAAAGCTATCAATTTTCTGTAGCCCTTGATCTATAGCGGTATGCATTTGGTTAATATTCATTACACAATAGCCTCTTTAAGTTTAACCCTTAATATAGTTAAAGTACCAGAGTTCTTTTTATTTTTCAGATACACAACTGTATCTTCCATAGTCTCTCCAATTACTTCATCTAAATATACAACTTGATTACCAATTCTACGTAATACACCCGCAGATACCATTTCTTCTATTTCGGCTTTAACTTCAAGATTTTTATCTGTTGCAACTTTAAAGAATTGTTTAGGATCTTTATTCTTTAAATCATACAAAGAATTTTCTTTTTGAAGTAAAGTCATTTTATCTGGGTTTCTGTCTGTAGATAGAATTCTTAAAAGTCTTGTCATCTTTTTATCATCTGAAGCAACTTTAATAAATTCTTTATCTGCATCTTTTCTAACTTGTATCTCATTATTTTTCTTAATAAGATCTCTTGTTGTATCATGAATATAAAATCTATGTGTAGAGTTCATATTCTCTTTATTTAAGGCAACGTGAGGGTGCTTTAAAGCAAATTTATACTTTAAATAATCCTCTGTGTTGAATGGTTTATCATCTTCATCTGTACTTACATCAAGAGTTATCCCCTCAAATGGTATAGATAATGATAATTCAGACCAAAACTTTTTAGCATGTCTAACGAAATCATTATGATCTGGCCCTACATCTAGGATTCCATCTAATAAATCTTTCTCTTCTTGGCCTTCAACACCTCTTAAAGGTTGACGACCAACATAAATACTGCCTAATTTTGTTTTGGCACTAACACGAACTTCTTTAGGTAAATGTCCCATAAGTTCTTTTCTTCTTAATACTACTGTTTTTTTCATAATATAGTTCTTTTAAAGTTTAAATTAGTGGGTGTAAAGAATAACTCCCCGATTTTATAAATAGGTATAAGGGGGGCTAACACACCCCCCTCTTACCAAGGAAACTAAATAATAACCTACGATGCAACACATTGTAGATCCAACGAAGTGTCAAATCTCTTCAACACTATACCTGCAGTTTTTAACATGTGAACTGACGCGCCGTCAATATCAGATGCTCTAGTATCAGAACCAGAGAATCCTCTAGGCACAACAGATCCAGCTACAGCCCATCTCATCATCTCACGACCTTTCTTATTAATCATCTGTACGTTAGCTTGGCCATCGTAATTAGATTGATCAACAAAAATCATTCTGTAAGACTCCATAGAATAACCTGTAACAGGGTGCTTAGATCTAGCTTGAGCAACTGGTCCATGATCGAACATAGGAACTTTAACAACATTTACAGTATGACCATCTACATGCTCATAAGTAGTGAAGTATCCAGTTAATCCTAATGATCTACCTGATCCAGTGATAAATCTAGTCTCACCACCTCTTTGCCAAGCACCAGCACCACCGGCAGCAAAGAAGTTTTTAAGAGCTGTATCAAATTCTCTTGCACCACCAATACCTGTATAAAGCGTAATTTGCTTTGAAGTAGCATCAGTCATACCATAGAATAAGTCACCTATCACATTTAATAATTTTGCTTCAGTCATTGTAGAGTAAGTGTCTTTGTTAATGATTTGCTGAAGTAAACCAGGTCCAGTAATTACTGGCTGACCATTTTCATCTTTCATTGCAGTTACACCATTAGAATCGTAAGTTTTCTCACCATACCAATAAAGTAATTCACACTCTTCTTTAAACCTAAGCATATGTTGGTACTCTTCATAATCCATCCAAAGTTTAGTAGTTTTTCCTCCTTTCGTTGGAAGAGAGAATTCAGCTACATAATCTTTAGCGTTACCAGCAAAGTGGTAAGATTTTCTGATTGTACCTATTTTGTTTCTTACTAAACCAGGAGTTGACCAGTTAGAAGCGTTACCTCTAGAGAAGTCTAATCCTACATTAGCATAAAGCTGTGCCCACATTGCACCCGCAGCAATATCCGGTGATGGGATAGTTGCAGCTCCATCTGGCTCAATTAACTGTAACTTGTAGTCCCAGTTTGATCCATTTTGTACTGGCTCAGCCATAATTCTTGCTTGTACTCCTGACTCTGAAATAAGAGTGTATGGAAATACAAACCACTTGTCAGGGAATGTAATAGTAAAGACTGCTCCACCTGCACCTGTTCCGCTTGATGCTACAACTGGTCTAATATTAACTTCGTGAGTTTTTACTCGGTACTCATATTCATATCTGTCGATAGATTTAGTATTACCAACACCTTCAGTTAACATTGTTAGTGGAAATCTTCTGTCTTCTTTCCCTGCAAGATGTGTAATAATTGGAGAAAGCTCTGCTGGCTTTTCCATTAACGCATTTGCCAAACTGTTCGAGTCTGTCATTTGCGCATCGTTATAAAACGTTTTTAATACTTGCATTTTAATTCAATTTTAAATGAGGTCCCTATCTCCTCGTTCCGGGCAAACTCACTAAGACATTAATGACTTAAAATCTAGATCATTCAAATCTAAGTTTGTTTTTACTTTTGTTTTCTTTTTTGCACTCTTCAAAGTAGTTTTACTAGCTCTTTGGATTCTATCCTTTAAACTTCTAGTATTCTCACTCTTTGCTTTCGTTGCTATTATATCTTTTAAATTTAATCCTTTAAACATTAAGTAGTCCATAAGAAGTCTTTGTTCTTGTGAAGCTCCTTCTCTGTCAACCATACTTTGAGTATGACCACTTCTGTTTACAGGCGTTGAGATATATTTAAAAAACTTATTTTTTTCTCTATTTGGAATTGTTATCCCCGCCAATTCATTTGTTTCTTGAATTGTTTTGTGAATACCTGTCCAAAATTTCTGTTCTTCCTCACGCGCTCTAGCATTGTTTTCTTTTTGCTGTTGAAGCATATATTCTCTTTGCTTCCCTTGAGCTGTTGCTAGTGCGCCTTTAGCTAATTCTGCTTTTGCAAATAATTTTCCTGAATCTTCATAGTCTTCAATTAATTCTTTGACCATGGCATCATCATGTCCTTTAGCTCTAAAATAATTAGCTAGAACTACTTTTTGCATCGGAGTATCTTTTTCAGAAAGTTGTACTTTACTGTAATCAGATTGTGGATCATTAGCTTTCATAAAATCTTGACTATCTCCTCCATTCATAACATATTCTAAATGTCTTTGAACTAATGGGAAATTATCCATTATATTATCAAGCTGCTCCTCTGCCAATTTATTTGCTACATCTAAAGTTAAAGTTTTTAATCCTTCAGGCGTATCTTCATACTCATACTCTCCTTCAAATCCTAAAGACTCTAAAACCTCTCCTACTACAGATTTACCTTTTGTATCTTCAACTTCGGTATCAGCATTTTCTTTTTCAATTGCTTCTAGCCCGTCTTCAATTTCTTCTTTGTCAACATCATCTTTATCTGTTGGCTCAATAATATCTGTATCTTCAGTTACTATCTTAGACGCATCATCATCTAATTCATCTGTTGCAGCTGTCTTATCTAATTCAACTGCTTCAGGTTCTACTTCTTTAATTGTATCGTCCTTATCATCTAACAGTTCTAATGTATCTACGTTAGGTGTATCGGAAGCTACAATATCATCAAACGATATATCGTTTAAATCTAATTTTTCTTCGTTGTTTGGTGTTTCCATTTTTTTACAAATTTAGTTATTAATTTAGTTTGTTTTACAATAGTATTATATTTAATAAATAACTTTATTATATAACACTTTATTTATTCCCTTTTTTAAGAAACCAATTGTTTATACTTGGTTGCTTATATGTAGCCGGTGTTTCTATAACTTTACCTACGTCCGGCCCCATAGGTAAGTTATCTATTCCTGGAGGTACAGATCTATACGATTGTACAATATTTCCATCATTATCTTGTTTAGTTATATTAAGATTATGTGTCATATTTTTTGTCGTAAAATCTCCAGAAGAGTTTTCAAAGGTCATAGATGTGTTGCCATCAGACCCTGTTAAACCTTTACGTTTTTGTTCTTCAGTAGCTGCATTTTCCATATGCATAGATAATATTTCCGAGTAAGATTGTCTACTCGCAATAGCATGTTTTAATAGATCCATTTCTACACTCATTATACTACGCAGATTACTTTATGAGTTCCAGTTTTATTAACCAGTTGTTGTGTATACAAAGATCCTGCAGCTAAGTTTTTAGGAGTAGTTGGTAAATTTGCTGCCGATCCTGGCCCAACAGCTTTAGCTGACATTGCAAAACTTAGTTGAGCAGGCACCTGAGCTAAAGTAATAAAACTTGCAATATCAGCTTGAGTTACTGGATCATCGTCTGTAGGGTTTGTAATATTTTTAACAAACATATGTAAGAATGCTCTAAGTTT